ATAGATTTACATTACCGTTTGCAAAAAATACATCATCCTCTGTTGAAGTTCTAATGAGTGTTTGTGAAGTTAGTCCTCCAAAAGACCCTACATAAGTTTCGGTAGAACCTCCATCATCATATTGATTAAAATCAACTAATAAATAGGACGTGCCTGCCACTGCAATATTAGCATAGGTATTACCACCAGTTGGTTCACCATTAGCAAAAAACGTTTCACCTAAAGCAACAGCATTTGCATTTATAGATCCTGCTATTAGTGCGAATACGTTAGCGTTTGATGTATCATTTGTAAAGTTTCCATGTAAGTGTATTCCAAAAACCTTACTTGATGCTCCTGACGCAGAACCGCTGACTAGGGTTTTATTATTAGCATCAAATCGTGGGTTTACAACAGCAGTATTAGAAAAACCAACTAAATGACCTATTCCACCAAAAGAAGAATCATATAATACATTCCCGAGTGGGGCAGTTTCTGTTGTACTTTCGACTACATGTTCATGTTGATCAAAATAAGTTAACTGGGTTACTTGTGTTCCTTCAATATCAACATTTATAATCCCATTAACAATTACTCCGAAGTCTCTAACTTGGGTAATATAGGTAGCTTCTTCATCAGCTAATAAATCAGTTGCTTCTCCAGCTACTACAGAAAATCCTTGTGATGTTCCGTTTGCATTGTCTACAAGGGAGGTAAAATCAAAAGATAGACCACCAGTATTTGAGTTAGCAAATGAAGGAAAGTTTGTTTCACCTGCATTAGTATTTGTTATATCTGTAAAGTTTTCTGAGGGATTGTCTTCATTAAACGCTGCAACAACAGTTGTTCCTTGAGGTCGTGTAGTTGTCAAAGTAACTTTTACAACAGATTCACTAAAATTACCACTAGTATCTCTTGTTTTTGCTAAGTAGGTAAAAGTTCCAAAAGTATCAATAGGAACTGACTTTCTGTTAACTCCTGCTGCAACAGTTACAAAAGGAGTTCCAGCTAAAAAATTACTTTCAGTTGCATCTAACTCACCAGGTACACGAGTAATAATTACCTCTTTTAAGTCAAGATCTACTAATTCGTTAGTTTCTGTGTTACGAGTATATTCCCAAAATAGCGTTACCTGATCAGACTGTTGTCCTCCTGTTAGGTTAAATATATTAGCAGGTTTTGCAGTTTTACCAATAATTGTTTTTGAGATTGTTTTTGTGGTGCCTCTAATATTTTTATTCAAAGGAGTCACCCTAAAAGTGATCGAGTTAGATTCACTTGTTACTCCTCTGTTAATGCCTGTTACAGTAAATCTTATTTTTCCATCTGAATCTACTCCGAGAGCTGGAACTTTAACTGTATTAAAACTAGTTAAATCTGCACCACCATCATCAGCCCCTACATCTGCAACATTGTCTAACTTGTACGAAATTTCATAATCAGTCACTTCTTGGTCTGTTATATGATCAAAACTAAGAGTAACTCTTACTGACACTCCAGAATTTTGTTCTCTGTACAAAGACTCAGTTACTAAATCATTAGTAATTTTTTGAATTGGTAGAGTTTCAACTACTACACTTTTTTCAGAAAAGTTTGAGAATCTACCTAGAGGATTTCTGTTTCTAGCTCTAAGAGATGTTATTCCAAGAGGTAAATCTTTTATAATTCTATCTTGAGGTAGCGTTATTTTATCAAACTCATTATTGATTGTTATAGTATAGAGTTTATTGTTAGTTAAATTAAATGATCCTGGAAATCTTGTGGTATCATAATCAAAAGTAAAAGTAGAACCTGAAACATTGTTAATAACACCAACAGGATTTTTTGATATATTAGTGAAAACTTTACTAGCAAGATTAGTTTTAGGCTTAGTTGCAAGATATATTCTAAAAATAGAATTTGCTGTCGCACTAGCATTATACTCTGCTGAATCGGTGTCATACGACGTATTAATTACACTAAAGGTATTATTAAAACTAACTTGTACATTATCGCCCACTTCAATTGTTGGAACTGTATAGTGGTCTATCTCTACTCTGTAGATGTTTTCATTGTGAGCTGTGTATTGTATGTTTGCAGATTCAAGAGACTCGTTCTTGTTATAAATAAATTGTCCAGCTGTTTTTTCTATTCCGTCTGAAAAAAATCTTATAAAATTAGCACTATCTGATTTGACTGGTAAATTAATAGTATTTAAACCCTCACTCAAGCTACCTGAATCTATAAAGGTTTTTTCTGTTCCTGACACATAAAAACTTAAGTTTGCATAAAATCTTGCGTCTAACAACTGGTCCAATTTTACAAAAAAAGGAGCAGAGGGCATTCTGTCAAATATTGTTTGTGAACCTGTTGTAAAGTTATCAATCTTAAGGGTATTAGTGCTAGTATCGAATGCAAGGGCGTTAGCACTAATTTCTGTTTCCACACCACCAAATGCAACAAAGTTTCTTTTACTGTTTTGAGAAGATTTTTGGTTTACTGGAAATCTGATACCATCAAAACCTTTTAACCCAGCAAAACTCGCATCGTTAACAGAAAGAATGTGCTTATTAAAGTTTTCATCAAAAGCATCATTTAATCCTCTGATAGTAAACTGAACATTACCGGACGAACCATCATCAGTATCTACAACAGTGACATCGGTACACAACATTCTAAGCTCACCAGCAAATCCAGAAAATCCATTTTTTCCAGTGATCGAAACAGGAGAGGCTCCATCTATGGTAACTGAATTATTTTCGCTTGTAAAAGTAAGAGGGTTTTGAGCAGTGACATTATTTAAAAGAGTAGATCCTTCTGGTTGAGCAATGAAAAATTCAGTCTTAAACAATTGATTGAAATCTTCACGCTCAGTGTTAATCTCAACCACACCATCTGTTCTTATGCTGCCATCATAAGTTCTTACAGCACGAGTTGAAAAGTTAAATTCAGGTGTGGGCGGAGTAGAAAGGGTAGATATGATATCAGTATAAGGGGTAGGTGTATAGTCAATAAAAGTATCTGAATCTACGTAAATATTAGAAATATACTCAATAGCACCGATTGTAATTTCTTCTTTCTCTGGATCACGAGAAATATCAGTTAATTTAAAAAGCTTACCTGACTTATTAGTGTAAAAGTCTCCAGGATTCTGCCACTCACCAAGTGACCATAAATCCCCTTTCTTTGGAACATTATTTGATGTAAAAGTTGTGTATGAATCAATGGCTTTTGTAATTGGATTAAATCTGCCTACCACTGAAACATTAGCAAGATCAAATCCTGTGGATACATTATCTGTAGATGTAAGGGTAAATGCTGCATTATCAATAACATAGAGATCAATTCTATCACTGTCTAAAGAAATAATACGAAGCGCTAACGGATCAGAATTGGCGGTAAAAGTTGATGATGCTAAAGTTGGTTCAGTAAAATGCTCTAATAGTATATTAGCTGAATTAGAATCTGTTGAGGCATTAGCATGTATTTTACCGCCGTATCCAAAATTAATACCAGTCATATTCTGAGAAACTGATACTAAATCACCTGGAGAAAGTGAAAGTGAGTCAGTAGAGGTCACAAAATTTATAGTTCTTCTTTGATATCTTGAGGCGGCAATTTGATATTGAGCAAACCTTAATGCTTGGCTACGCCGAGTTACTGAGGGTAAATCTATAGTTGCAATGTTTTCTATTGTATTACGGTCATTTCCATCATTAGCATCTACAGTATCAATCCTTACTGTCTCTCGTTTATAATGATTAGTTGGCTCTAAGTAGCTTACATCAGCTCCAGTGATAATCTCACTCTCTTTTGTTCCGCTAATTTGAAAAGAGCCAGTTTGAATATTAGTTTCATTAAAAATCATCATGGGAAATTCATCTGGCATATCTACAGCCAACGAAAGTTTACCTAGAGTATAAACAAGCGCACCCCTAAATGAAGCACAAATTGTATTTAATATATCCATTGATTGTTCTTGGTCTGATATCGTAATGTCGCACATAAACCTACGCTCTTTTACAACAGTGCCAGCCGGAACTCCAATTAAAGTTTCACGAACTGATGTAAACTTACCTAAAGGTTTGTGTCTGAAAGAACCATCTGCTTGACCGTTAACACCTTGAAACTCTCCTGTTGTTACATCACATGCATCACAGTATTGTGCTATTTGAAAAAACTTAAATTTATCAACATTTTCTTCGGGGACACCCAAACCATATGTTTTATTAGTTAAGATATCATAAACAATCCATACAGGATTCTGAGTCCATGAATAGACAAAAGTCCCATCCCAGGTTCCAACGTACAGTTGTGGATTTGCGTCAGTTAAAATAGTGCCTGTACCAGATTTTTGAAGTCTATAACCATTAGTTGTATAACCATTTGAACCAGTTTCTTCTAACTCAAGCTCACGCCAATCTATCTCACCGTTAGCCAAAATTGGTTGATTATAGTTTGATGGAACTTTGACTAAAAGACCTTTTACCAGTGAAGTAAAATTTGGAATACCACCTTTATGTTCATTTGTAGCTTTCAGTGCATAACCAATATGCGCTGTACGAGGATAAGATTGTGGAGAATTTTCAATCTCAAACCATCCAAATGATTGAATGTTTTCGTTAATTAAAGAAGATTCGGTATCATCAGAAGTTTTTTCAATTGTAAATTTATAACCATCTGTTGATTTAAATTGTTCAGGTATATTCACGCGAACAGTAAATTTAAAAGGAACATTAGTTTTACCGTCTACAGTTTTACTTATAGAAGCAATTTCTGTTGTTCCAATTCGATCAAAAACGGTAATTTTGATAGATACTTGATGACCATGAATATTTCCATCATCATCAGTTCTTGTTAATCCTTGTAAGATGAAACCAAACTTAATAGAGTCCCAATCATTAGCACTAGTATCTTGTAGTGTTACTTTTGCTGCTGGTATGCCGTCTACGTTGCCTTTTTTTAACGATACAGGAGATTTAAAATTTTGGGGAGCTGTTATTGTTTCTCCAAATACTCTTAATGGAGACTGAGTAGTTGTGCCTGTATTTGTTAATGTTTTAAATTGCTCAGTATCTTCGCTTCCATCACCATCTAAGATGATTAGATCATCAATAGCTCCGTCTTGAATCTCAATATCTTGTGGGCCATTAGGGTTAATGCGATATACGGGACCTTCACCTAGGCCGATAGTAACAAATAAAATATCAGTAGAAAAAAGTGAGTTAGGATCTTCTGAGATACCTCCTCCACCGCCGCCTTTACCACCGCCTCCAGCACCAGTAATACGTGGAACTAATTGACCATTGTAATTTACATATGTTTTAGATAAACTAGTCAAACTTGTCTCCTACATTAATAATGTCTGACTTACCATGAATTTCTGCATCAAGATAACCACTTAACATTTGTCCCCCGACTCTCATCTGTCCATAAACTAAAGGAATCGGAGTGCCTGAGGTGGTTGAATTCGTTAAAGATCCAAACATATTATTATCACGAGTTGAGGTATCACGCTCTGTAGCTTTAGGTTTTGGAGCAAATAATCTAGAAAGAATACTCATTGCTATGTTGCCTACAAGACGCATAGCCATACCACTCATCCCACTGAATATACCTCCTGATCCAGCTGCAAATCCTTTTGATGCAGCTGCTGCGTTAGCGGCAGGTCCCATTCCTGTTGCAAAGCCACTAGCACCTGCTCCTGCAGTACCTGCTCCTGCAGCGACTGGCGCACCTGCACCTGCTGTAACCACTACAAAAGCCATCGCTGCAGCCATTACTAATAGTCCTCCTCGCTTTCCACCACCTCCTACAATAGCAGGGACAAGATGAACGACCTCACCATCTTTTACACGTTTGATGAAAATAGCTTCATTATCAATAATATTTAAATCATCGTCTAGTAAGCAAAAAGATTCGTCCGACTCTTGAGTTTCAATTTGAAGCATATATTCTCTAAATTTAGGATGCATTGATGATAAGTAAGGAAAAAAATCAGCATACGTTTCTGCATCAACTTGATACTCAAGCTTATCAAAACGGTTAGAAAAAGCAGAATGTATCTTAAGGGTTGCTAACAAGGTGTTCTTCCTTAAACTCATCAAATTTTAATGCGTTAATTTCATTATCTAACCAGTATATGTAAAATTTATTGTTAAATCCAACTAAAAATTTATACTGTTGAAAAGCAGCGCTTGTTTTATCTTCACTACTCGGAATAGGTTGTTCTGCACCAGGATGTGAGTGGAATATTCCCCAAATATCGCCATCGTGTTTTACTAAATCTGCGGGGTCTAAGAAAAATGTGATTTTAGGACTTTGGCTAATATTTTTACAAGGAACGTATTTATGATCATTTGTTACAATACCAACTGCTTCTCGAGGGTAGTCTTTCATAGCATGAGTATTCATTGCCTCAATTAATTTTGTAAATCTTTCCATCTATAAATCCCTGTTGTGTATTCTTTAAAAGGTCCTCGGTAAGGCCATATACCACTTGTTCGACTTAGCATTGTTTGTAATATTTTTCCATCACCAACGAATAAAGCACAATGATTTGTTACATTTGTGGAACCCATACTCATTAAAATAACATCAAATGCTTTAGGCTCACTTACTTTAATCCAACTAAAATCTTTTCTATTTAATCGAGCAGCGTCCTCCATAAACTGATCATGAGTTTTTTGATACCAGTCTTCATCAACAATATTACAAAAATCTGCTGTAGAAAGAGGTATGTTAATGTTAAGCTCTTTTTTAAATGCTAATCGACACAAGTTGAAACAATCTATACCACTTTCTGGGTCAGTGCCTAAGTGTTTATATGGAAAATTAATGTATGAGTCATACCATTTTTTCATGTCGATATAAGGAATGTATCTGCTTTACCCAATAGTCTGATAAAGTTTCAACATGTGAGACTCCCCCCTCCTCAATGTGAAGCATTCGTGTAGGTGCTAAAAATAAACCAAAATGAATAATTAAATTTGATTTAGTTGATTTAAATGCCATTACATCATAGTTTTGTGCATCTGTCAATTTAACTTTTATAGAGCATGATGATGCCCATTGATCTACACTTTCAGTAGAAAAATGCTTCATCCACTCTTTTGATTTTGGGTAAGTCGGTAAAGGAAAATTAACATTTAGTTCTTGTTTATAAAACAGTCTAATCAACTCAATACAATCAATCACACCATAATCATGACGTAATCCTAAATATTCTTGTACCACTCTGCTAACTCTGGATAAACCTCAATAAAAGATTCTTTTCTCATAGAATCTAAGGTTTCGTTGTAGGAATAAAAGATTTTATCTTGATTAGAATTATCCGATGACATCATATACTTAATTACATCTAAAATATTTTTTACTTCAGTCTCAGTAAAACTGTCTAAATTGTCAAG